CTTCTAGTGCTAACTTTAGTGCAACACCACCAATCGCTTCCATACATCTAAGAATGTCTTCTGTCTTAGCACCTTCACCAAGTTCCTTAGAGATGTACCAATACTTTGGCCAGAAAGTTTCTCCTGCAAGTTCGTAATCTTCAAGCGTCAGTAGTTTCACTTGATACCTCCTCAGTTTGTGCTTCAATTACTTTTTGGATTTCTGTTTCTATTTGTGTATCCAAATCCACAATCACATTACGAAGATCAACAACCCGTTGAGGACAACAGGTTAAATCATATGTATAGTCTTTTGTATCACGGAAGAGTGATGCTCTCACTGCGGCTGCAGCTCTAACATCCATTTCAATCTTAATCATACGTCTCCAGATTTACGGTTTTCAGAGTAGTGAACATCAAACGATCCACCAGGGTATCGTTTCTCAAGTTTATCTACATTCATTTCAATGATCTCATCGATCGAAGTATTTAACCCCATACAGGCTTGGGCCACATACCACATAATATCACCGAGTTCTCGTTTCATATGAAACAAGTTCTCTTCATTGACAGGTTTGCCTTGAAAGACAATCTTCTTGACAATCTCAGTAAACTCACCTGCCTCAGCAGACATTCCTACAGCAGCAGTAAGCAGTCGCTCGGTAGGAAACTCCTGTCCTTCTAGTTCTTGAAGACGATAGACTAGTGCCTCAAAGTCTTTACTTTCTTCCGAGGTAACGCCATCTACAAATTCAAGGTATCGTTGTGTGTCTACAGTCATAAGTCTAAAGGTTGTTGTTGATTTTCAGGGAGAGATTGTTGGGTTGATAGTTTTTGATCAGGAAACATCACGTCAAATTCTTCATCGGAAACTTCTTTCCAAGAACCACCTACACCACCATCCATATTAACTACGATGTCTCGGGTAGGAAGTTGTTTATTAGAACTGACATCAATTATATCACCAGGAAGAGGATTAAACATATAGTAATGTCCTTCCCATCTATTGTTTCTCATATTGAGAAGATTGACGGCATCTTTTTGATTACCACAATCGGCAATCTTTTCACCTCTGGGATTAAACACCGAATAGTAACCGTTCAAAACTTAAATCCCTCAAATGATTTCTTAGGTTTGTCCTCATTATTATACTCCTCATCATTTTTACTTTCAAGGAGATCATCTTGAGCTGACTGTTCACAATCATACAACCTCATCTTGGATCTGTCAATACCAATCACAAATCTCTTATACACATTAGCGTCATTGTATCTGTTCTTAAGTTGTTTCACAAGTATCTGTCCCAAGGATTCGAGTTCTTCAGTTGAAATAAGGGCAAACATAAGATCAGCAGTAGCAGGGAGACCAAAGGACTCACTAGTATCAGTAAGCTCAACATCAGAGCTACCATAACCAGAACGAGTGGTCTGGGTGGCAGATACGATAGGTACGTTCGCTTCGACAGCGAGTCCTCTAAGTTCTTCAGCAATAGACTTAATAACCGTATATGAATTGACATTGCTGCCTCCGCGATACCTGCTGGAAGCACAAATATTAAGGTAATCAATGAAAATAATATCAGGTCTAAATGACTTCTTAAGTGCAAGCTCGTTAAGAAGGGATGTAAAGTGTCCACTATGTGCCGATGCTGTGGGATATTCTTTGATGATCAGGGTTCCCCGAGTCTTCTTCGCTAGGTTATTTACCTTGGTTTCAAACATCTGTTTAGGAAGTTCTGCCACCTCTTGGATATTCACATTCAGAAGGTTAGCATCAATACGTTCTGCGATCTTCTCTTCAGCCATCTCCATAGTGATGTATAAAACATTCTTGTTCTGAAGAAGAACAGAAGCAGCCATATGACACATAAACAAAGACTTACCAACACCTGTGCCAGCCAGAGCAATATTCAGTGTCTTGTTAGGAAGACCACCCTTTGTAATCTTGTTAAAGTATTCTAGATCAAATGGTATTCTATTTTCCTTTCTATTGTAGGCTTCATATCGTTCTAGATAATCTTCTAGGTAATCGTGTCCAACATGGTTATCAAAACTAACAGCTAGAGCATCAGATAAGATAGAAGGAATTGCATCAGGAGTTTTATCTTTACTCTGACCATCTGCGATACCAATAGACTCAACCAGTGCCAAATAGATAGCACGTTCACGACACCACTTCTCAGTAGTGTTTAACAACCAATCAAACTCTGCTGGTTCATCATCTAGATGTGAAATCAGATGAGCAATTTTCTTGAACTGATCCTCATTGATATCCTTTCGTTTCTCAACTTCAATAGAGAGAACCTCTTTTGTAGGAAGTTCATTATACTCAGTCGTAAAACTTAGAATCTCTTGATATACAACTTTCTGATCCTCATCCTCAAAGTATTCATCTTTGAGAAATGGTAAAGCCTTACGCAGGTATTCTTCATTGTGAAGAAGACTTCTTAGGATTAGAAACTCAACCTTATTCATAATGAATGTATGTACTCAAAATATACTTTGTATTTGTTGGTGGCAACCCAGCATGTGGGTATTCCCATGTTGGAGGGAACACTAATACTTTACCACACTTTGGGTGGATTGTCACGTCATGTTCAGGAAAATATGTTTCTCCATCACTATTGTTTAGATAAAATAAAAAGGCAAGACATCTCCTCGCAGATTCATGGTTACCCACATCCACATGTTCATCAAATCTTTGTTCTCCACCAGGAAGATATCTCTTGATTCTAAACTCCTCAAGAGATTTTAATCTTGGTAGATGTTTTCTCCTAACCTCTACTGAATACACTCCATAAGCTTTCTGAACAAACCCAATCAGAATCTTTACCAGTTCTGGATTGTGTTGATTAAGATTCAGTTGTGTAAAACAGGGTTTGTAGTCATCATTAAAGTATTCATGGTTCTTCTCAGAGTCTTCAAACAGATCTATGAGACTATGACACAAGTCCTCAGGGAGAACATGATCAAACACTTGAACCATAGGAGAATTGTTCTTTCGCGATTTCATCTAATTGTTGCAGTACTTCTTCTGTAAAATAAGTTTCGGGTTCTTTAAGGATTTGTTTGGCGTATACCTTCTTACCATCCATCTCATAACGACCAGCCACATTCTTCCACATACCACCAATCTCTCCCAACTCAAGGAGACCATAGTATTTGTCCAAACCTCTCTCATCATAATAGAGACGAACTGTTACGTCTTTATTTTCTTTACTAAGTCTTGACTTTGCTGTTTTAGCTTTGATAAGGTTTCCGACAACAGCCGTTCCATCCTTTTCTTTTTTCTTTGTGAGATAAATGATCGTAGACGCGGCATACTTGAGGCCACTGCCTCCTCCCATTTCTTTAGTCGGGACATAAGATCCGATAACATCGTAGGTGTGGTTAGTAACAATCATTGGGATTTTAGCCTGTCCCAACTTCAGGGTTAACATTCTAAAGGCTCCTTTGACCAACTGTGATTTGGTCATGTCCCGAACCTGTTTATCATCAAGAGCATCACGAATCTCTTTCTCTGTAGATAACATACCCAGAGAGTCCAACACAAACATACAGGGTTTCCTATCCTCCTCTGATGTTTTGAGGTAGATGTCTACAGCCTGTAGTGCCTTCTGTCTGAACTGTTCAACAGTAACTACATTCACTACAACGAAACGTTCTAAGTCAATCCCTCTACTTATAAGAAGAGACTTATTAACTGCTGCTTCAGTGTCAAAGTACAAACAGTAACCGTCAGGATTACTATCCAGAAAATTCTTAACCACAGCGAGACTAAAGAAAGTCTTGCCAGTAGAAGACTCACCAGCAATGGCAGTAATCTTATTCCCAGAAACACCACCAAATATGCTACCTGAACAAAGTCCGTTAAAGATGTACGAACCCGTGTCCACGTAAGTTTCTGTGTCGTCGATGTCTTTTGCCAGTTGGGTGTACTCATCTCCAATCTCTTTTACAATCTCTTTAAGGAAATCCATTAACTAAAAAATAACTCTAGGTTTGCAACTTTCTCAACATTCCATCCAATGGAATCAAGGATGACCTTTACAGGTTCAAGGAAGGCTTTGTTGAATTGTAACTCATAATCAATATACTTATCAAGTCCGAGTTCATACGGAAAATCATTCAAGAATGAAATCACATTCTCACGAATAGGATTGGCTTTTTTAAGATAAACAAACTTAATCTTATCACCATTATTGATAAGAGAATACTTGTTATCCAAACCTCTCTCTTTGATGTAGTGGTTATGAAGTAGTGAACCTCTCACATGGATAGGACAACCCTTTCCATAGATGGTTGTGTGGCTCTTATGTTTATTTACATCAGAAATAGAACGGGGAAATGACAGCTCAGCTACTGATAGTTTGTTAAACTTGATCCTGGCCTGATCGATGAACTTAATCATCTCATCTTCAGTTCCTTCCATCATCACTTTAAGACCATCCTTAATCATCTTCCTGCAGGGTGCAGGTGTGGATGATTTGACAGCCTCAATTCCCATGATCTTGAGTTTGGGTTCTTCATAACGAACACCTTCACTATCCCAAACATTAAGGATATATCTTTTCTTAGCGGTCCAGATACCACGATCAGCAATGTTCTCACGTTTCATTTGCATCTTCTGATCGTATGCATTCGCATAGTCAGCCAACTTCACATAACACCCATCAATGAAAGGTTCCAACTTATCCCGACAAACCTTGTCCAGAAGGTTCACTACTTTCTCCTTATCATCTTTTTGTTTTGCTAGAAACTTATCAACAAGAGGTCCAAGATTTAGATATACGGAATCAGTATCAACAGCAATAACATAATCACTCTCAGTCTGCAGAAGTTCATTCAGATACTTGTTCAACCTATCCTCAATCCACCTGATAGATGTTTGACCTGACAAAGTGATAGCTTCTGCATTTGCAAGTTTGAAGTATCTGAAATATTGATTACCAACTGCACCA